ATTCCCTTATATATATATTTTATTTCTAGAATGATCATTAGATCATTTAGAAAGATATACACTAATGTATATTTTTTGTTTAGTTTATTTTATATTCACAATTATAGTTAATCAATTTATGATGGCCTGTTAGATGTGATCAAAAGTATCACACTATGTCAGTATATCCAATATATTGTTTAATTTCTTAATTGTTTTTACGAAATTTCTAAATTGTTATAAAAATTTTTTATTTTTATTATCGCTTGTTAGATGTGATCCGATCGCTTGTTAGCCATGTCTATGTCAATAAATCTACACACTATGTCAATAAATTTTGAAAATAAAAAATTTTTATTTCTTTAATTAGTTTTTAGAATACGAATTACTTTACGTTAAAAGTAACCCCACCCCTTTTCTAATCTTTATTCTTGAAATAAACCCCCAACACCAATAGAATTACCAAAAAATATTCTATTACATTTCCTTGAAATTATATGATTAAATTTAATTAGAAAATATAATTTCATTTCGAATTGATTTTTTCACTCATTACTGAATAAATCTTAAATTTTAACTCTCTTTCTTAAATGAATTGTTAGAGCCAATACCCAATGGTTTATTAATACTTAACCATGCTGATACCTAGACATATCGTCCTTGTCTTGGAATAATATCTACAAAAATGTATAGAAGCCTCATCTTTAACGATGCTTGTTATTACAGGTATCTGTTTTATTAAGATCGCGAATTTTTAGATAAAATATTCTTCATTATAAGTCTTATTGTAGACTGGTCCCTAACTGAAAGATAATACTTTCGGTTACACCAATTTGAACAAATATGCTTTACCCACTATTCGTCTTAATAAACAGTGCAAATTTTGAACCGTTCATTCCGTTCTCTGTGCCTTGGCTAGTTGCCCGCACGTTTGTAACCAATACCCTATTCCTTATGGCTATAAGGAACAAATCAAATGATAACTGATAGCCCCAACGCTAACCCATGTTTACTGAAATTCTCTCAAAACTCAAAACCCTCTTTGGATCTAATCCATCAAAAATTTATGTTACTGATCATATTGATCAACCTCGTAATTGTGCTGTATATTCAGGAGTTTATGAACTCCCAAAAGATTTCTTTGTCAGAATTTTAATTAACTCATCAATCTATGTTGATTTGAAAGTCCAAACATCAGATGAGATTTTTGCTCATTTTGATAAAGTTCTTTCATCAAATCTTCAGACAATGAAACATACTGCTAGTGTTGCCGTTCCCAATGTAAGTTATGGTATCTTTTCAGGTACCAAACCTTTATCACGAAATCGTATTCACCTTAGTGAATATGGTCTTAAAATGGGTCAATCGTTAACTATGGTGCAATACATAGTTAAGGGTGGATCTCAAGATAATATTGAAACTTACAACACCACTACAAATTTATATTCATATAATGTTTTTCTTGAAAATCAACTTCTTGAGAGACCAAAACAAATTAAAAATTTAAAAATAGAAAATTTAAAAATTCAATCATCTGATTCTGAAATTAATTTTGATCGTATGATCAATTTTATTATGCAAAATTCTCAAATTTTAAATCGTTTAGAGAATTTTGGACCAGATGGTCAATGGATAATTTCTCATATTGAGAATTTTATCCAAATTATTATATGGTTTCAAAAATGTGAAACATATACAGATTTTGTTAGTTTAATGTGCTTAGCATATAAACTTTTTACTGGTAAATCCAGTACTTTACTCATTAAAGATAAATTGCGAAATTTATTTGAATTTGAGTTACAATCATCAGATTTCTCTGACACTCTCAAGAAATGTCGTGAAGCTTTTACTACAGCTGAAACTATAATTGATAACCCTCTAATTAAAAAGATTACTTCTTTGTATACTTTTTTATTAGTTCAAGGTTTTTTAGTTAAATTTGGTTTTAAGCTTAATGATGATGAATATTCACGTATGGAGCAACGTGCTCTCATACTTAATTATTCATCACGTAAAGCTTTGGTTATGAATATTTTAGATACTACTCTATTTATTTGCGAACGATATCAAGAGTGGATGGATACTGGTGATTTTTGCTCATTTACTCATTCAGAAGCTGAATATAGTAAGTGGGCTAAAGAGGCTGATCGAGTATTGGCTTTAGCACCTTTTACTAGTAATTTGAGTGCTCATAATACTTCTTATTTTTCATATCTTTCAGATTTAAATGATTGTGTTGAAAAAGGTGAAGCTTATGTAAAATTTACATCAAAAACTAGTTCTTTTGAAGCAACTGCTCTTAAGAAAAAATTATATTCTTTACAATTATTAAAGAATACTGAAATCACTAAGCGTGCATCTCAAAAAGAACGTAAATCACCTTTTGGTGTTTTAGTTCATGGTACATCAAGTGTTGCCAAATCTACATTTTCTAAAATGTTATTTTACTATTATGGTAGCTTGTTTGATCTTGAAAAAGATGATCATTTTAGATATGTTCGTAATCCTGCAGATGAATACTGGAGTAATTATGACTCCAGTAAATGGTGTATACAAATGGATGATATTGCTTTCTTATTACCATCAGCTGCATCTGAAGCTGATCCTACTTTGATGGAAATGTTAAATGTTGTTAATAATGTACCATATGTTCCTCCTCAAGCCGCACTTGAAGACAAAGGAAAAACACCCGTTATGGCTAGATTAGTTGTAGCAACAAGTAATGCAGAAAATCTGAATGCTGCTGATTACTTTTGGTGTCCTTTAGCTGTTCGACGTCGTTTAGGTTATGTCGTTCATGTTGAACCTAAAGAAGAATTTATTCATGAAAATGGTAGATTTATTAATTCTGCAAAATTAGGACCAGTTGGTGATGTTTTTCCCGATTGGTGGAAAATTACTGTTAAAGAAATTGTACCAGTATTTGATGGTCAACGTGATCGTGCTACTTTAGAAATTCGTAAAGAATTTGATAATATTGATGATTTTTTAGCAGACTTTGGTCAATATGCCATGAAACATGAAGCTACACAAGAGCGTGCTATGCATTGTGATGGTGAAATGCGTGATATCACTATTTGTAAATCTTGTTATAGAAATAGTAAGAATTGCAATTGCTCCATGAAAATTCAATCTTTAGATGAATTTTCTTGGATTAAATTTAATAGAGATACGATATTTCAACGTATGAGTTGTTCTTTTTTAGAATGTTATCTTTGGATTATACAATTAAGTTTTATAATGAATATGCTTTTGTGGGCATGTCGTTATAAATTTATACGTCGTTATGCTATGAAATATTGCATTTCTCGTTTATCTTCTGAGACTCAAATAGCTACTATTGGTCGTATAAATTCACAAATTTATAATAATCTTAAAACTAAATATATTGTAGGTTTTTTATCAATAGTATGTTCAGTTGTAGGTATATATTTGTATACTAAAAAGACAAATAAAAATAAATCTAATGAAGATATTATGGAATCACAAGTTAATACTTATTCTAATGCTGAATTACAATTTAAAAAAGAAGATACTCGCAATGTTTGGTATAATCCTACAATTGAGTTAACTACTTTTGATGTACCAGTACCTAGTGCAAGTATGTGTAATTATACTAAAGAAGATTTAACTGAACGTTTCTCTAAAAATGTTGTACGTTTACTAATTCATTATAAAGATGATGTAGGAACTGCAAGAGTTAGATCTTTATGTGGAATTTATGTTCGTAGTCATTATATTTTGACTAATAATCATGCTTTTGTGAATGGTTGTAGTGAATATATAGTTGAAATTATTTCATCATCTACAATTCAAGGTTTAAATTCTAACGTTAAAATAACTTTTAAAGAAAGTGATATTATTAGAGCACCTGAACATGAATTATGTTTATTTGAAACTCGCACTTTGCCTCCGCGGAAAGATATACTTAAACATTGGGCTACACATTTAAATATTCCTATGTCGTTATGTATTTCTATTCGTAGAGAAGAAAATGGCTTATTGGAAATTCAAAATGTTTATAAACCTGAACGTGCTCTTAATTTTGCTGTTGCAGAATTGGGTATTAAGCGTACTTGTTTTATAGGTACGACTGAAAGAAATACAGTCAATGGCGATTGTGGTTCGTTAACATTTAATCCTTCACCTAGAGGTCCAATTATTTTTGGTCTTCATACTTTGGGTCGTGATAACATAAATGGTATTATGGGTGTTGTTCAAAGTGAAATTTTATCTTTGATAACGAAACATGATGCTTTATTTACACCTTTAATGGAAATTCAAGGATGTGGACAACCTATGTTAGATCTTGAAGCCAAGTGTAATAGATTAACATTACCACATCATAGATCTATGTTTCGCTATTTACCAGAAGGATCATTGAATATTTATGGATCTTTAGTAATGAATAGAACTATGCCAAAAAGTAATGTATGTGCTACTGTTTTATCAGAAGAAATGTGTGATCATTTTCAATGTAAAGTTGAGCATGGACCACCAGTTATGTCTGGCTGGAATCCATGGAAAAATAATATAGTTGAAATGATTAAACCAAATGCTACATATGATCGATCTATATTAAATGCATGCGTAAAATCTTTTACTGATGATATTACATCTCTTTTACCCAAAAATTGGGAAAATGAAATGTGTTTTCTGAGTAAATATGCATCTGTTAATGGAATACCTGGAGTAAAATTCATTGACTCAGTCAATAAAAATACTTCTATGGGTTTTCCTTGGTGCACTACAAAAAAGAAATTTATGATTGCTAGTCCTCAGGGTGACAATCTTGATGGTGTAGATTTTCAACCTGAAGTTTGGTCTCGATATGATAAGATTGCACAATTGTATTCTGAGGGAAAACGTGCATTTCCAGTGTTTGTAGGAACACTTAAAGATGAACCTACTGCTTTTGCAAAAATTGCAAAAGAGAAGACTCGAGTTTTTACTGGAGCACCTATTGATTGGAGTTTAATAGTTCGTTCGCGACTATTACCATTCATCAAATTACTGCAGACAAATAAATATATATTTGAAGCAGGACCCGGCACTGTATGTCAATCTATGGAGTGGACTTGTATTTATAAATACTTAACTGTTCATGGAGAAGATAGAATTATTGCTGGTGATTATGGTAAATTTGATAAACGTATGATTGCTGATTTTATATTGGCAGCTTATACAATTATCGCAAATGTTTACCGTAAAAGTGGTAAATTCACTGAAGATCAAATTCGTGAGATTATGTGTATAGCTGAAGATACAGCTTTTCCTGTAGTTAATATGAATGGTGATCTTGTTGAATTTTTTGGAACTAATCCATCTGGACATCCTTTAACTGTTGTGATTAATTCACTTGTTAATAGTCTTTATATGAGATATTGCTATTGTAAATTAAATCCTAAAAGTGAAGTTCGTTCTTTTAAAAAGAATGTTAATTTATTTACTTATGGAGATGATAATATTATGGGAGTATCTCGTGATTGTGATTGGTTTAATCACACTGGTATTCAAGCTATTTTAGCTGATATTGGTGTGGAATATACGATGGCTGATAAAGAGTCGCAATCTGTACCTTTCATCAACATTAAAGATTGTCAATTTTTGAAAAGAACTTGGCGTTTTGATGAAGATGTTGGTGCATATTTATGTCCTCTAGAATTAGCATCTATAAAGAAATCATTAACTGTTTGGTGTCCTTCTAAATCTATTGAGAAAGAAGAGCAAATGGTTGCTGTGATTTCAAGCGCCAATATGGAATTTTTCTATTATGGGAAAGAAATTTTTCAATATCATCATGATTATTTCAAGATGATATTACAGCGTGAACCCTTTTCTCATTACGTGCATAACAGCACTCTCCCTAACTGGGAGGAGCTTCATTTACGATTTAAAGAAGCTTCAAAAATAAGATAAATCGTGTTCCTTAATTGGAAGGATGTGGATTTGGCTGTCCCCATCTTAGTGAAACTAGTCATCTAAAACAAATAATAATACTGATAACAAAAGTGTTAAGAATGTGACCAGAACTACATTCGCATATTCAGCTGGAGAGTTGAATATGTTCAAGAACTCATTACAAAATAAAATATCTGATATTCATTTTACACCTTTACCGGTTATTAATGAGTATGAAGATAATTATTCAGATTTAGATTTTAATCTACAATCTGAAGATTCAGCAGAATTAGATGGTGTCGCCACTCTCAATCAATTGGGTGATGGTACCACTGAACAACAGACAGTAACATTTGTGGATAATGAAGGTGGTGCTTTTTATGATGCACCAAATTCAACAAATGCTGTTGCTATGGTAGATAATACTGAAGATATTAATTTAGGTAAATTTCTTATGAGACCTACTTTAATTAATACAACTACCTGGACCACTGCTGATTTACCTTCAGTTAAAACTACTGTAACACCATGGTTCAATTTTTTGAATGATGCTGTTATTCGTAGAAAAATTGAAAATTATACGTTTATACGTGGTAATCTTCATGTTAAAATTGTTTTAAATGGTACACCTTTTCAATATGGTGCTATGCGTATTTGCTATACACCTTTATTGGGATTTATGAATGATAAATTTATAGTTGGTACACCATTTCAACCTTCGCAGATACCTTTTTCACAAAAACCAGGATTTTTTGTTTATCCACAAGCTAATGCTGGAGGTGAGATTGTTCTACCATTTTTATTACATAAAAATTGGTTAGATCTTACATCTGCTTCAGAAGTAACCAATATGGGTACTTTACGCTATGTAATTTACGCACCTTTACAAGTTGCTTCTACAGGTGGTACTACTACAGTTTCTATGCGTACTTATGCATGGATGTCTGATGTTCACCTTATGGGATCCACAACTGCTTTATCATTACAAGCTAAGGATGATGAATATGGTAATGCTCCAGTATCAGCACCAGCTACTGCTGTTGCTAGTGTTGCTAGTTATTTTACCAAAATACCTTATATAGGTAAATTTGCACGGGCTACCGAAATGGGAGCTAGTGCAGTTGCTGATATTGGTAGATTATTTGGTTACAGTGATGTCCCAAATATTTCTAATATTCCAGGTTATCAACCTATGAATGCTCCAATGTTAGCATCATCACATATTTCTGTTCCATTACAGAAATTAGCTCTTGATCCTAAACAAGAATTGAGTATAGATCCATCTCCACATGGTATTGGTAGTATGGATGAATTATCTTTAAATGTTATGAATCGTAAGGAAAGTTATTATGCTATTACTAGTTGGTCAACATCTGATATAGTTGGTACTCAAATATGGAATACTAGAATTAATCCTTATCAAGTTACAGCTACACCTATTAATAATGCTGCTGCAGTTCAAGTAGGTAATACTGTGTATAATACACCACTTGCTTATATTGGAAATCTTTTCAATAATTGGCGTGGTGATATTGTAATTAGGATTAAAGTAGTATGTACTAAATTTCACAAAGGTCGTTTGAAAATTTCATATGATCCTCGTGGTGATATTTCTACTACAGATGCTCCTGAAAATAGTGTCTATACTGAAATTATAGATATTGGTGAAAATGATGATATAGAAATTAGGATTCCTTATCATCAAGATTTAGCTTGGCTTAAAGTTGATAAAACTTTAACTGCTAATTGGACACCAGGTAATTCTTTACCTAATAGAATAGGTATAGATAATGGTTTATTATCTATTCGTGTTCTTAATGTCTTAACAGCACCTACTAGCGGTTCAATTAATCTTCTCTTTTTTATTAAAGGAGGAGATAATTTTGAATATGCTAATCCTTCTAGTTGTATTGGTCCTACTACTAGTCAAATTAGACCATCATTCTTCCAACTACAATCAGATGATAAAACTGATGTTGTATCCAAGTCTTATACTATGGGTACAGAATCTGTTAATTTACCTGAACGCTATGCGTTAAATTTTGGTGAAAATGTTGGTTCTCTACGTAATATTTTACATAGAGCGACTACTGTTGACACAGTTCCTTTAACTGAATCAACTACAACAAACCAGTTTAGTTTTTATGCTAAGACTTATAAGCGTATGCCTTATAGCCCTGGTTTTGTTTCATCATTTCCAACTACAGCAGTTAATTTAGTTGCTGCAGCTGGTAATACTCCATATGCATTCAATACAATGCACCCATTACCATACATTACAAGTATGTTTATTGGTTATCGTGGTAGTGTTAACTATTATGTTACACCTTCTACTGATAAATATGGATTTTTTGATGATAATCGTGTTACTAGAATAACAGATACAGATAATATTAATACATCTACCCTACGTTTCATCACTAACTATGGAAATTCTGCTTTTGCAGCTTCTATATCTAGTCAAGCTTTTCAATTAAATATGAGAAGTTTTACTCGTGATGGACTTGGTGGTATGGCAATCGATTCTAATCGTACCAATTCTAGTTTAACATTTAATTTTCCTGATTATAATAATCGGAATTTTGCTTTTGCAGACCCAGCTAATTATATGCTTGGTTCTGCTACTGATGGCACTAATGAACAAACAGCTCTTATGACTTTCAATCTTAAAAAGATTGATGCTGTCACAACAGCAGCTGCTGGTTCTATTACAGTCCATACAGCAGCCTCAGCTGGACCTGATTTTACATGTTTGTATTTTTTATGTTGTCCTTCTATATACTATACTTTGAACTTTCCAGTTCCTACATAGTTGCATTTTTATATATGCATTTTTAAAATCACTTGCGGTGCAGTCGCAGTGATCTATATTTACGAATATAGTTGTAAAGTTTGTGCTCATGGC